GACCCCCGCAAGCGCGCCATGGTACCAAACGCCGCCGACACGCAAGACCGTTGTCGCATATCGCGGATAGTAGTAGTAATCGCATCGTTTTGTAACGGAAGACCCAGAAACATCCTCGGGAAGCAGTAACCACTTGGCCGCGGCTTCCCGCATCGAATGGCCCCAATATCCATCCGATCCCAGGCAAGATCCGATCGTAGAGACGAACGATCCAGCAGTCAACGGGCTAGTCGGTATGAATTGCCCGGTCGGGTTGATTATATCCCAAACGCCGTCGATGTTACCCTGGATGCCAATCACGAATCCATAGAGGTTTCCCTGGATATCTTGGATTCCTCGCCACATGCTCGGCGTCTGCCCAGCCGATCCGGTACCCTTTCCAGTACCCCAGATATCAACATTTGAATCGATCGAATCCGCGCCGTTGTTGGCTCCACCAAAGTTCCGAGTCGCTAGTTTTGCGGTGACTCCGGCTCCGACCGAAGCCAGTGCTTGGATGTCGCATGTCCCGAGATCGAGATATGCGAGGAGGCTAACCAAGTCGTTGGTGAACGGGCCGATGCCACCCCACCTCGTATCAGTTCCGGCGAACGCTTTGGCGTAATCGCTGTGCTGTTGGCAAGTGAGCGGCAATATCGTCCCGACACCACCTGACACCATGATAGTGATACTAGCCCGTTGCAGGTTCTCCGGATTCGTGAACGGTGCCTTAATCGTGGCGTCACTTGTCGCTTTTGCAGCCCCGCCACCACTTCCAGTTAGAACTTCCGAGGGGGATATGGTGAACGTTTTGGCATTCCCGCCCCTGATTGCAAGATATCCAGCAGCGTCTCCGCCACCCCATGATCCGGTCGAAACTACCACCTGATCGATTATCCCGGTAGCCGTAGACGATGCCCCGGTAACGGTTTGGCCTGGTGTAAACGCAACCGAACCGGTATTGAAATTGAGTCGTTCATCGACGAGCTTCAGGTAGATCTTGCCCGCGGCGTCGCTTGTCCCCCAATCACCGGTCGCTACATACCAAGCTACCACAGTGCCCCGGACTCCCGAAATAGCACCGATGAGCACATCACCCGCCACAGGCTCCGCGCTGCCCCCCGTGAAGGCGATCTCGACCATCTCCTCGCCGGACCATGGTTGCTTTCCCGTGGCGGAGAGCGCATAGCACGTTCCGGCAGCCTTGCATGCCAACCCGGAATAATACCGACCTACGAACAATTGCGATCGCGGCCAGCCACCACGCTGGTAGAATGCTGGATGGAGCGTCAGAGAACGGCCACCTGGAGTCACTACGGGAGATCGTGAAGGCACGAAGAACTCAAAGTCCCCTTCCCACCACCGATCGGCATAGATCGCAGGGATGCGAACCATGACCTGGCCGGTGGACCCGTCTAGCGTCAAGCCGTCTCCCCGCGGGTTGCTACCATATGTCGGCTGACCGGCGGCCGTTACCGTGCACGTCTTGATGTTTTTGAGGATAGGATGGGTGGTCTGCCAACCGTTAACCGGTGTTTTGGCGGTGCCATCACAATCGCAATAGGTCCACACGGGAGTCGTTTGCGACCAGTCCTTATAGATGCCGACAATACTTTCCAACACATCGTCAGTTTTAACTTGTATATAGCTCATGAAATCCTCTCAGATCGCGTTCGTTGACTCGACCCAGTAACACACCTGGCCGTATACCTGGTCAGCCGATCCTATCAGTAACACGAATGCCGTGTTTGCGTTGAGCGTGAGCGGATAGACATAATCCTCCGAAATCGCTTCGCCAAAGAAGGTCCCGATAACCGTATCCGCCGATTTGAGGTAAACAAGGACGTTCGCCGCAGAAGAAAGCACGAATTTGGTTATCCTGATCCGATAACCAACGCCAGGAGCTATGATGAGCGTTTGCGGGCTCGCAGATGCGAAGCTGATGTTCACGGGGGTTGGAGCGGTCGGACCATCGATTGCCCGGATTGGGACGGCCGGGATGTCAACCGTCCCTTCGTTGTAAGCTTTTTGGAAGACCGGGTCCTCGTCAGCATCCAAAATCTTCACAGGATAGTTTGTCATAAACCACCGTACTGGGAATTATACTTGTCTGAGAATTTCAGAGCACGGTTCACATCATTTGGCGTGTAGTGGGCATCGAATCCGAGCCGGGCGCATATCGGGCAATCGAACGTAGTAGCGACGCCGTCCATGTGGTATGTTATAACTTCGCCACAGTTTTTGCAAGTGTAGGTGTAATCTTGGCTATCAAGTGACGCGTTATTATACTCCTGCCCACATTTGGGGCAATGGTGAGCACCGAATACCATTACACGGCCTCCGTGTAATACGAAATGCGACCAGTTATCCGGTCGGCTGTAGTCGCTTGTAATACGAATGCTTCCGCTGTACCTAAATTGATCGGAACATTGCAAGTAGGGACGATCGCAATCCCTCGATACGTGCCAATCGTAGTCGATCCGCTTTTCATAGCTACTTCGACATTAAATAGTGCCGATAGCTCCAATGCCGCGATGCGGATGCGATTTCCTGCAGCCGGCGCGGCGATGATCGTCTGAGCGGCCGCATTGGAGAAGTCGATGTTGACATGCGTGAGTACTCGTGGCACCAATTCGACAATGTTGACAGTGGCCTCGACAGGCACCTTGCCCCCGGACAATGCCGGAAGCTTGCCGTTGATGCTCGACAGGCTGGAGTTGCCGGTATCTTGTTTGGCAGAAGTAGCGGCGCCGGAAGGCAAGGCGGACGCGATCACATCTGTTTGCACCTTGTTACTTACCGTTAGCACGGCTTCCAAAGCACCTCCGGCAGTTTTGCCATAAAACACTCTTGGGATTGCCCGCCCAGATGATAATTCAGTAACCATAAACCCTCATTATTGCCATTCGGTTTCGTCCGAATCCAAATCATCATCTCCTAGCGGCCAATCAGCCCGCGATTCATCCGAATACTCAAGACGAGTTGGCATTGTTACCGCGTCGAGTGTTCGCTTGATCGTGGTTGGGACGGCGATGGTGAATCCGGATGCTCGGTATTCGGTTTCATAGATTTTAGAAAGCTTTGTGAAATGATCGAAGATCTGGGACTTCGATAACCCCATTTTACTGATCTCCTTATCGAATTGGATGGCATACCTGGCGGCAATCTTCCGACAACATTTATACGCAGCCAAGAGGACGCTATCGCCCGCTTGGCTTAGTTCATACTCGATCTCTTCATCGGTTAGGAATTCAGTAGAGGCATTATTGGATATGTCACCAATCTTGTCCCTGACCGCATCCAGGTAGCTATCCGAAGGATCGCCGCTATATGTCATGAACGCCTCAAGCGGTCTTCATGAAGACCAGAACATACTTCACTTTTCCAGCCGTTCGTCCAACGGATGCAGCTGCATAGAGATAGACGTCTCCACCAGAGGCAACGATGCTGTTAGCTCCCGCCACGGGCCACATGACCACACAGTTGCCAACCTTGTTTTGATATACCGTGTCGGACAACGTTATGGTGAGATCTCCCGCCATCTTGGTGGCCGCGCTTGCAGCAGAACTAATGCTGAGGACTGCGGAAGTTGTGCCGTTTGCCACCTGCGAAACTGATATAAAGGCCACCAAAAGCTGGCCTTTGGTGTCGAGAGCATCGATTTTTTTGGTGTCCACAGCACTTGCGGATCCACTAAAATCGAACTCGCCCGTCTCGACGAAGACCGACTTCTTCAAATCAGCAGGCATCTGAGCGAACGCCCCATAGAATGCTGCCATGTTTGCCAGAGTAACTACTTTGGGCGCATCGGTATCTTCCGTGTCCTGAATGACAGATTTGTCTGCAGCAACTGGAGACGTTTTTGCGGAGAACTCGGTTGGATCGAACACGCCAGCCGCGCTGATTCCAGTGACCCCCGCAGTATTCAGGCCCGCCTTCCGATAGAATCCATGTGGATTATAAGCTGCCATTTCAACCTCCAAATGTGAGGGACCTAGCCCTCACGCGGTGTTGATCTCCACGCACCCATTATTGCTATGGAATACGTTGGGGTTGGACCACTGTCTCAACTCGACATAGTAATTGTTGCCGGGCTGCTTCGGGTAGTCACCATCCACCAGCAGATCTTCGCTGATGACATTCTCGTTGCTGTCCATGTCCTGTGCGACAACGTAGACATAGCCCGAGGGGGTGTACAAGGAATATCGCAGGAAGTCCGAGACAGCATTCGCCTGGAAGAGGTCCAAGATCTCATCAGCATACGAGATCCTCATGTCGTCGAGCTTGCGAATGGGCTTGAGGTCGGCCTTGCGGCCCACCAGATAGAGCTTGCCGTTGAACTCGTCCTCGATCCTGTAGACGGCCTCCAGGATATCGGCATGAATATCTATGAGCCCAGTAGCATCCAGACCGTCCCAGGAACCGGTGTTGTTCACGTCAGACCCAGAAGCACCGGTCGCTACGACCTTTCCGTTAGTGTTCGCCCGGGCGGCCGTCACAACGCCACCCAAGTTGAGCGTGGTATCGCCGTTCATCCACATGTTGTCCTCCAACCTACGGATATTACGGGTGCACCATTCGATGTTCCTCTGGCGAAGCTCTGGTTTCGTGTTAAGGTCGCGGCCGTTCAACATGAATCCCAGGCTGAACTGGTACATGTTGTAGGTCTTATCCTTGACCTTGGTACTGGTTATGTCAGGCACAGCACCCTTGGCCGTGATCTTGGCCTGGATGTTCGCGTTACCTCCAGACCCCTCAAGATACTGGACGGTGTCTTTGTCCACTTCCGCCCCGATGTTCCGGACTACCGGAATGGTCCTGGAGAGCTGGGTATCCCTCTGCATGGAATCGTACTTAACGATCATCCGGTTCCACGCAGTTACCGACTCTTCAGGAATAGAAGATCCATAAGAACTCATTTACGATCACCTTACTTGATTATCTGGATCTCTTTCTGCCAGATACGATAGACCAGATCGTTGTTTGCCGTGGTAAGTGCTACCAGCGCGGGAATTTCCAACGTGATAACCGTGGCTGTGAGATCTACTATCCGATTCGGCTGGAGGCCGCCATCGATATCAGCCATGAGGATGAAGTCTCCGATAGACAAGCCCATACTGGCCACGACGCCGGCGGACATCGTGATCGTAGTCGCACCGACTGCGACGTTGCTCGCCGGGATCTGATAGAATGCCGCGCCGAAGTCCCCGGCTTCCAGAGCCTGGCCGGTTGTGGTGGTCGTCTTGGTCTCACCAGCCGCAGCGCCTGCCTCAGCAAGCACGCCAGCCCCATCAGTGCCGCCGCTTGAGAAATCCCCCACCTCAAGGAAATCTCCCTCTACCATATCGGCGTCTGTGATGAATGCTACCAACGCGTTGACCGTACCCTCCAGCGCAACGGGTACCGGCTCATATGCCTCGTAGAATCCATCATACAGGTGTTCGGATTCGTCTTCCAATGCAAATCCGATGGGGTTCGCGTCCGCCGTGTCGGCGATCTTGATTGTTCCCGCTGCCGACCGGACAACTGCAGCGCCGAACGGAATCCGGGAAGCCGCGATATACGTCTTGGTTGCTCCGGTCCTCGCAGTCTTGACCGGCTTGATTGCTGCTACATCTACCATGTCACATCACCCCTCAATAGCCCCATACCTTGCCCATTTCGACCTGGTGATTGTAAGGCTTGCTGGATTCAGCAACCGGAGTCCCGTGCAACGCGATGGCCTCCTGGATACTGACGATCTTCTCAGGATTGCGGTCTTCCCATACCAGGAATCCCACCTCCTGGACCTCGGGCCAGAACTTGTCGGCCTCCGTGACGAAGGCGGGCTTGAGCTTCTTGACAAAGCTGGCCTTCTCATCAGCCTCTTTGGTTACGTTGGCCGCTGCCCTGTCGGCGTCGACCGTTACCTTCATCGCATTCAGCTCCTCGCGGAGAGACGCGATCTCTGCAACAGCTCCATCGAGCTGTTCCTTCAGTTCCGGCTCATGGCCGGGCGTTATGTCGTCTGACATGTTTCCACCATTTACGGCTCCATGAGCCGATGATTCGCATCCACCACTTTCAATGTTGAAGCCCGCGCCGTCTTTAGGCGTCACGATTCCAGAGGGAACCAGTGAGTACTCAAAGAATACGTACGGGCCTCGTTCTATGGCTTCATAATGGGTCCCGTTATGTTCTCCCGTGGTGTAATCGAGGTTACACGCAAAATGAAGAGACCCATTAAGTTGCTCTTTGCTTCGTATATTTTCAAGTTCTCGTTGAGTTAGATCAATCTTGTAGAATTCAGTGACCGATTTTATTCGTTTGCGTGGCTCTTCAATTTCGGGGCGCCTCATCTGACCAAGCCGTCTTGCCTTAGGATCTAGTGGCTCGTGGTTTGATACGATCGTAAGACCTTCCAGCCACTTGGCGTCCTTCGAAAATTCTTCATACAGCCTCAAAACCGGGAAGCCGCGCCCCGAGAAAACCCCTTCGACAAGTGGGACAGTTGGTGATAATATCGAAGTCTCTGTCTCCTTCAGACCTTTGGCCTCGAAAACCACATCCGACAAACTTTTAACATTCTCTTTTTCTTTCATCTTGATCAACCTGAGACCCTCGACACACCGGCACAAAATATGAAGCTTGATAATGTAGGATCCATTCGACGCATAGACTCCGTCAGGCAAAGACCTTGGCTCCCCAGCCACCGCGGCGCATACAGGGCATAGCCGTTCGTCGTCGGTGATTATGCGGTAGGCCTCGTACTTGCCCGGCTCGATGATGCCCCTGGCCACAGCGTCTTTGGTACTTTCATATGTGGCCTGCGCGCCGGCATTCGTAGCCTCGTTGACGGCGATCACAACGGAGCGTTTGCGGAGGAGCCGGGCCGCGTATTTCTCGGCCTTGTCATCGATCTGTCCGATTGGGAACTTGCCACGCGTGATCAGCCTATCTCGGAAGTTCTCGACCGCGTGCGACCGTCTAGGATCGAGACCGATATGCTGACGAATCATTCGAGCTTGTGCTTGTGGCGTAATGCCATCTGCATATCCCGTCAGGATGATCTCCCGGATAGCATCACGTTGGGACTCGGCGATGTACTTGACCTCGGCCGCCCCGAATTCCTCGATCCACTTGATCGCAGCTGGATCAACCAGGCCAAACTCGATTCCCGCCGTAGCTACAATGTAATCATGATGTATCCCAAGTGCCACCTCAAAAAAATCTTGCAGCTTCGGATCGTAGTCCTGCCAGTCAATACGAGATATGATCTGCTCTGCCACCGCTACAGTGGCAAGATCACGCTCGATTACAGCCCAATCAGTTGCAGAGATCGTCGCTCGGACCGAATCCAAATAATCTGATGCAAGGCCATCGGCGGCCTTGTCCTCGGCCGCATTTAGCTCTTCCCAGAATTCAGGCATGGTTCACGGCCGTGATATCGAGGGATTTAGCACGTTCTTTTCCGCGCCGTCACCCCAGATCAATTTATGTTCATCGGCCAACGCTTGGATCTCGGCGTCATCGAGCGAAGGATATCCAAGAGCAGTTCTGGCCTCGTTGATCGTGATCATATGAGATCGGAAATCTTCTAAGGTGCGCTGATGGAATGCGGCCTGATCTTTAGGAGCCCAGTTAAACCACTCGAATTCGAACCGCAGATCGAACCCGTTCTCGGCAAGCCATTTGTCCCACACCCGAGTCTCGAACGGCTTCCCCACGATCTCTCGTTCACTGAGGATGTGCATGTCGAGGAGGTCCTTTGATGGCGCGTTTGTGGCGCTGATAGCCTGACTGGTAACCTCAAGCACGTTTCGTTTGAAGAAGTAATCAACGATCTCTTTTTGGAGCTGAGCGTCCACCTCCCACGGGTTGATCGGCATCGAGATTGACGGATATAGCAGCCTCATGCCAGGTAGGCTCACCTTGGCGGTTTCGAATCCTTGCGACTGTACTATCTTCTCAGCGTGATCGATCAAAGCTGACACATCTAGCGATATTTCAGCATTTTTGAGAACCGCAAGATCCTGAGCACTTATCTGAGCGGTTTCATCAGGTACGGCCACCCGCTTCATTGCGATCATGCCGTCCCGACGGATCTCGCGCCAAGCTTCGATGGACGGGATCAAGGATCCCATCAGACTGGTGTCATCCGGAGTTCCCAAGTCGTCTATGTAGAGAACGGTATCGGCGTTGAGTTCTTTCGGATCTTGATAAGCCGACATACCCTGGAAGAACCGCGTCCGATCTTCCATAGAGTCATAGACGACTCCCGGTAAGAGCTTGTCGGCTACGTATCGCTCGTCTCCTGAAATCGAGAACGGTGACCTGACGAAACTCTGGCCAGGTAAGTTCTGAATCTCGATCGGATTGAACCAATTATCTTCATATCCCCACGCCACCTCGAATAACGATTGTCGCCAGGTCCACCCTTCAAGAGCCGCCCGCCGCACCAACCCCAACGTGCCCACGCTCTTAGCTTTCCCAACCCGACCGATCCGCCGATCGATTTTACGCCACGCGGACTTAGCCAAATCGATCTTGTCACCTTGTGTATCGTCGCCTTCGTCGATGGGGATGAACACAGGATCGAACCCGCCGAAACAAACTCGAGATAGACCTGTCAGTGAGGAGAGGACAATAGGAACTTTACGATCAGCAGCAATCAAAGACGGCGTAATCTGCCGATCTATATATCCCCCATTGGTGGCGTATTTCACGACCGAAACACCCGCAAGCTGTTGGGGCGCCGCCTCGCGTACAAAATATTGCTTCAGTTTATCGTAAAATTTCATACGTCCTCATATTCGACTGGTATATCCGCGCCCCATAATCGGCTTGCGCGGGATTGGAATATCTACATGGACACACGTACGCGACGGCGCGATCGACATGACCACAGCATCCGCCCGATCAGGAGATCGATGCAACCTAGATTTGGTCTCATCTTTCGGCTCAAGCGCAATCTGTCCCTTGCTGTTGATTTTGTAGACCGGATTCGACAGATCCGCCAGGAGGTCATCGTCTTGTGGCAACGCCATTGCATCCGGATTTTTCGGGTCTAGCGCTTCTCGGAGGAGCCACCACAACTCGGATCGCAAGTTAGCGAACCGCTCCGGATCGCGCGCCTTCTCAGCCACATTGACAGCCTCGACCGGAAGCTTTTGTTCTTTGAGACGGTCGACAACTCCGGCACCGATGCCGATAACGTCGACCTTTGCCACTGATGCTCCCGTGCTCCGGAGGGCTTCAACCACATGTCCGGTGATCTCCATGGTATCGAGCTTGCTGTAAACATCGAGCCTCTCAATGAATCGACCTTTTCGGATAGCTATAACGGTATTATCCGACCCAAACCTAGCCACGTCTACACCGACAACGACCGGACCGTCTTTGAGAACATCACGTTCCATCGCAGCCTCGATCCAGGCAAGGGGGATGACGGTATTCTCGCCGAGTGTTGGGAACTCGCCAAGCACACGAGCCTGGTAAGCGGGCGAGTCGGGTCCCCACCGTTTGAATTTATCTGCAGCCCAGGCAGGCGTGATTAGCCACGGCGCCGGAAGAGGGGCGGTGATCTTGCGTTCCCATTCACCAGATCCAAGATCGTCTTCGATGATCCCAAACGCAGTGAAATTGGGGGTGTCTAATGCCGATACGTGTAATGTTTCCCAGCCACCCTCGCGGAAAGCCCTGTAGAACGTGCCCCCGATTTTGGTAGGGTTGCCAAGGAGGAGGAGACAACAATGTTCGGATGTGAGAACGCCCTCGATGGCTTCGAAAATGTCCTCGTCGACTCCAGCGGCCTCGTCGACGATTACTAATAAGTGGGGGGCGTGGAAGCCCTGGAACCTATCAGGATCATTGGTCGATATACCGAGCGCGAGCCACTCGTCCCCATTGATCTGGAGTTCTGAGGCTTTGGGTGGTAGGTGTCCGCCTATGAAATACTTGGATCGTCGATAACTGGATCTGATCTCTTTCCACACCAGCTTTTCTACCTGGCGCCAGGTAGGGGCAGTTGTGAGGACGATCGAATTCTTGAACGAGCATAAAAACCACAGCGCCGTGTTACCTGCGATGAACGACTTGCCGATTCCGTGGCAGCTTCTCACAGCCACCCGTGGATTGTCGCGCACCGCCTCCAAGATATCTGCCTGGACTTGCCATGGCATGACTCCGAGGATATGTGAAATGAAACGGACTGGTTCGGACTGGGCCTTGTCACGAAGATTAGAATTCGCCGTGGAGTAGCTCGATGAGGCTATCCGCCGCTTTGCTGCCCGGGTCATCTCCTGAAATCTCCTGCTCCTGTTTGATCGCGTCGATTGCCATCTTTGCAGCCGGGCCCCACAGATAAACCGCATAACCAGGCGAGAGGGGGGCGGGTCCATCCTTTCCGAGTACATTCTGGCCAATCTCCAATGAAAGCAATTGATCCGCCCGGAGCTTGACCAAGTTGAGGAGTTCGAGGCTGTCGATGATCTTGGCTTTGCCCTCATTGAATCGCGTATCGTGATTCTTTTGGCGTTCCTCGGTCCACGCGCCCGTAGCCGCTGAATTTAGATCAAAACATTTTGATTTATATCTATAAATAGTTTGAAATAAGCTAGGCTCACCGAGTTCTTTCGCTATCGCGCGAGGGCTTTTTCCATCCGCCAAGCCTTTCTCAATGAAATCGATATGCGGAGCAAGTTTTTCAAATGCCATTGTTACAATGTTACATTTTTGTTACACATGGTGATACACATCGCGAACAGTACGCCAGCCGGTTCTCCCGCAGCTCACCGCAGCCCAGGCATCGGACAAAAAAGCCCGGTTTCGTGAGCACGAGGGCTTCATTCATTGAGCGCTCTTTTCGCTGCATCCATCGCCTCTATCCATTGTCGTTCCCAGGTAGGCAACGGAGGACCGTTCTGGAGATCGTATAGCTTCTGAAGGGCATCATGTAGCCGTTGGTTTTCGATACACAATCCGATCACCAATATCATCCTGATGAGGAACATGTATTCGATCATAAGCAGAGCGAAAGGTATATATACTAATATAGCCTAGTATAGGCTATGGCAACGAATGATGTGATCAGGAAACTGTTGGAAGCGGATGAGGATGCGCGCATCGAGGCCAAGGAGGACGCCCTGGTGGGCGAGCTCGATGAGGACATTTCCCGGGCCGCCACGAGCCACAGCCCAGCCTTCCCCGGGCGCAAGGAAGTATCGCGGATGGTGGCAAAGCGCGCCCGCGCGATCATGCAGGGCGCCAGGGCCGAGAACAAGCGCCCCTCGGAGGTCCGCGGAGTGGTAGAGGATTACGAGAGCTTCTTTATGGCCATCGATAGCCTGCGGATCGGGGCTTGAATGCCCCGAGGCGTATTTTTCGGAATCGACGATGAGCTTAATCGCCAATTCCATGAGGAGGTAGCGCGGCGTCTCGGCCGGCCGCTCCGGCGAGGAGATATCCTTCAGGCCGGAGAGGAGGCAATCCTCATCTGGCTTACCTCGTCATAACTTAGGTTATCATTCCGGTTATTTTTTCGAAGGCAGCCAATCCCTTCACCGGGTCTTTGTAATATTTCACGGGCGCCGAGGGTTTGAATGCTTTTTGCCCGGGCTCTCGCGAGGACCATACTTCGGCCCCACTGTTACCTATCCGTATCGTCGCTTTAGGATGGGTTACCTGGACCGAGTCGAATGGCAGTTGTTGAACCGTCGCACCCCCGGGCTCGTAAGAACTGCGTAACGCGGCCGTCAATGGGCTATCACCGGGGTGTGCCGCTCCGCCCCCTCCACTACCACGTCCAGATCTGCCACCGCCACCCGATCCGCCACCCATCAGCACCACCTATCAAGAGTCATCATCGGGACCTCTTCAATCTTGACTTGCTTCTCCAACGACTTAAGACTTTGCCTCTTCGGATTGCGCACCTTCCCACCACCAACGTTCCTGAGGTAGGCTTGCTGATGAGCGGGAGTCCATAGCCAACCACGCTCTTGGCAAAGTTCTTGAACTTTTCTTCACCGCCATATACCCAGAAAAGGATCTCATCAGTACCCGCGTTAGCGCAAGCCAGATCGTACTGAGGGAACAACCATTCTTCCAGATCGTACCCTGTGGTATACGTATAGGTAGCGTAAGCCTTCCATCCCTTCGGCACCCCGAGAAGGGCGATATCATGGTGGATTGCCTCCATCCCAAGGTCGACCCAGATCTCAATACCATGGGTTTGGGCATATCGAGCAAGCCATCGCTTCTGATAGACATATGCAAGGGCCACCGCCTTGGGCATCTCGCCGTTAGTGGATATATTAGGCTCTGCCATGGCCCGGCAACCACAATTTATAATAGGGGACGGATCTTTCCAGAGGGCCGCGAACCGATAATCATCAGTGAAAAAGTGAACAGTTTGCCCTTCAACACGCACCGACCTAGCTTTTGCGCCCCACCGATTTACCGGCAACTCTAAACCACGTGGCTGGAGTGATTGCAACAAATCGGGTATCCCATAATAATTCGATGATGGGAAGATCCAATCTCCGACATCGCGCTGAGTGATTTGTGCAAATATTTCAGACATGGTAAGAAGGATGTAGGGGTGGTCTCCGGTGATGAAGGAAGATGGTCCATGTCCGCCACAATGGTCAAGGAATCATCGACAGTTCACTTTTTGTAAAACGACCGTCTCATCTCACGTTTACGTGTGGCCTCAATTACCGAGTATAGCGTCGACTGTAAATCGATGAGATCACGCAACGACCGCCCGTCGAACGCAGCGCGCCAATCGATGTCATGATATCGCATGCATAACCTCCAACTCTGCGCGCCTTTTCAGTTCTTTTGCGCGGTCTCTGACGCGCTGTGATCGGCAACGGATGCAATGGAGATTTTTGAATTGTGTCCACGGATGATAACAAACCAATCCATAGCCGAGTACCATGTACCGGTCAGTTGGATCGTACACGCTTTTGATCCAGCCCTTGTATCCAGGCCCGCCTTCGATCGGCGCTTTGTTGTAGGCCCGGCGGGTGCGTGTCAGATCCCCCACCCGTCACCAGCCGGCGCAATGTCGCCCATCATGCACTCCATCCACCGGTCGTCGCACCACGCCCGAACCAGGCGGTCGTCATCAGGCTGACAGCCACGTCCTCCTGGATCCGGGCAAGGCCGTTCATCTCGATGGCAGCAGAGATCAGGTAATCTTGACAAGCTAGGCAGTCTCCGTAAAGCTGTTGACGGGTTAGAATATCTTCGAGAATGGTCATAATTAAGACATGGGGCGACGTCTAAAGGAGGCCAAAGCCGGCCGCCCCTGAGTTGTTGACAATATTATATGCGCGTGGAAAGCATTTATACCTTTCCATCACGAGGGGCAGCAAGCGTTTTCGCAAACTTGGCCATCTCGCGATCGCGCCGATATGGATGGATTAAAGATTCTTGCGGAGCGTCGTTATAGATCACACCACATTGACTGCATGCCGCGTACCCATGTGTATCAATTCTAACAACATTACCACAAAAAAAGCACGCAAAATGATGATATCCTACCACGACCCGCGTCCCATCGTGTTCTTCGGTTTCCGCAACCGATCGCCACGCTTGGCCGACCCGATTTTCTTCGGACCGAGCGGGTCGGCTTGTGTACTTAGACACCTTCGGCATAAAATCGACCGCGCTAGAGCGCATCGTTCGCATATGTTCACCAATGGTATTTATAGTTTGCGGTCAACGTTCACCCATTTCCATCGCGCGATTGGCCTAGTTACCACTATTTCAGGGATCTTTCCACCACCGAGAGACCCACCGCACCTCCGGCACCTCTCAGGGCACGGCGCGATGTAGTACCGACCACACCGATTACACCACATCACCACACCCTAACAAGGACACCATCGTCCCACAACAGGCCAGCCAGATAGAATGCATCATCGATCTGTAACACGGGCGCCTCCAGAGCGAACACACTTCGCCTCTTGCATCACTTTCATCTCATCTACGATTAACGTCAATCTGATTAGTTCCATCATTTATTCCCAGACCCCAGTTACGTAGCGCCAAGATTGTGGCGGCTTGGCCAAAGGAATACTTGATGGGTACTTGATGGGATCGGCCAACACTATCGGCGTCATCCGGTCACGCCCACCAAAAATCGCCACCAGGTCCGTCAACGTGGCATCCAGCCGGCCCACAACACCGACCGCCCCGAACGATCGCTGGATGTCGTTTACTTCCATCGATGCGAAGATGTTGGTCACATCGACGTGGCCCGTTATGGCGCTTACCGGCGCGGTCTCATAGATGTAGATCCTATCTACGAACTTCCTCGGACCGCGAGACCTAAGCTCGACCGTTTTGATGCCCTCATAGATTGCCGTGGCGTACTCAGGACGGATGCTAGCGATGATTGCGACCATTCATGCCTCCTGAGATGAAACGCGGTCATCGGGCATCTGGCGGGCTTCTATATCATCCAGTATAGGGAGATATATCTGTTCGATGATATCCAATGGGCGAGATGGCACACAGTACTTATCT